GGTAAAGGAGCAACTGAAGCTGCTAAACTTGTAAGTAAAAGTCAAATTAAAAACATAACCCCTCAGAAATTTAATAAACTTTTACAAGATAGAACTAAACTGTCTGCAGGTATTACTGGAGCTGAAGTAGGTGCTTGGACTGGAGCAGATAATTATTTTAGACAAAAGACTGAACTAAATACTGATATGAGAAAAATGTTTTCTACACCAGAATTAGTTGGTTCTGGATTACTTGGTGCTATTGGAGGGGCTGCTTTTGGTGGATTATCACAAGTTAGTGCTAATTTTCCCTTAAAAATGCTAAAAAAATATTCTGATGATAATTATAGATTAGATGCAAATAGTGATTTTATGTATAACGCAAGAAGAACATTAGATATTGCAAGGTCTAAAACTATTGGTAAATCTGTTAGTTTTTTAAAACAACCTGCTAAGTTATCAAATACTGCTAATAAGTTTGGACAAGTAATTGATGAAACATTTCAACAAGGCATAACATCCTTAAGTAAAAAAAGACAAGGATATAGTTATATAGAAGATTTAAGTAATAGAAAAGGTAATTATTTCTTAAAATTTGATGAAGCATTAGCACCAATTAGACCTAATGGAACGTTATCTGACATAGATGAAATAGCTGTATTAAAAATATTAAGAGGAGCAAATCCAAACAATAACAACTTTTCAGACCAACAAAGAAAATCTGCTAGTTTATTAAGAACTTTTTTTGATAATATTTATGAAGATGCTGTTGAAGCTGGGATACCAATAGAAAAAGTTGAAAATTATTTTCCTCGTTCTTGGAATAGAGAGGCTATTGAGAAAGACCGACCTAGCTTTGAAAAAGCTCTAGTTGATAATGATATAGTTGAACAAAAAGATGTGAGAGAAGTAGTTAATGGTATGTTAAATAAACAAAATGAATTATATGCCTCACATTCTAATTTAATTACTCAAGCTAGAAAATTTAAAAATTTAGACGATAATAAATTTGACAAATATTTAAATAATAACTTATTAGAAGTAACAGTAGATTATTATAGTAATGCAGCTCGAATTATTCAACAAGAAGAATCTTTCTTAAAAGGAGCACCAAGATTATCAGTTACAGGCACAACTAAAATTGGTGAACAAGATGCTTTATTAGCTTACAGAAATTCTAATTTAGAAAGGTTTAAAGCAAATTGGACTAATAAAATAAATGATGAACTTGAAGAGTATGGTAAAAGACTAAGTATTAGGGATGAACAAAGATTAAATGATGTCTATAAGTCTGTTACAGGTCAACTAGAATATTTTGATGGTGTTGTGCAGGGTGTTTATGAGACTTATAAATTAGCTAATGCTATGGCTTATTTACCTTTAGCAACTGTTTCTTCTCTAACAGAAGCTATGATACCTTTTACAAAGGCTAAACCTAGTTCTGCTGTTAAAGGAACACTTGAAGGTATAAAAAATGCTGATAAAATATTTAAAGAAGAAGCTGCAGGATTTATAAAAGATAAATACAAACTTTCTGATGAACAAGTTAGAAAAGAAATGGCTCAAGTTTGGATAGGTATTGATGAGGCCATGGGTGATGTAACTAATAGATTATCTGGAGAAGGACTACAAAATAAATTTTTAAGAAAAGCTGCTCGAGGTTTTTATAGATTAAACTTATTAGTTCCTTGGACTAAAACTGTGCAGCTTTCTTCGTTTTCAACTGGTAAAGACCTCATACGAGACAACTTACAAAAATTAGCAGGTCTTCAAAATCAAGGTGTAAAAATTTTTGATGAAGAACAAATCTTAGTAGATAGTATAAATAAATCAAAAAATAAAACTGGATTTCAAGCAATCATAGAAAATGTACCTTTATTTAAAGAAATTACTAGAAATAAAGATTTAGAAAGAGTGCAAGTTTTAAAAAGTCAACTTTTTGATTTAGGTATTGATGTAGAAGACGGAGTTAGATGGGTAAAAAGCGGAGCTAGTCTAGACTCAAATTTTTATAAAAATCAACTTATTAGAGGTGCTGGTCGATTTGCTAATCAAGTAATTTTGCAAACTTCTAGGGAGGGTGGTAAATTACCAACTTATTTTAATAGTCCTCGATTTGATATTTTTACTCAATTTTTAAGGTATCCAACTATGTTTAGTAACACTATATTGAAAAATTTTGCTAGAGACACTATTACAAATCCTCTTTCTAATATTCCAAGAATAGCTGGATTTGCTATATTAGCAACTAGTGTCGCTTTAGCAACAAACTACTGGAGAGCTTCTGAGGAAGTTAGAGCACAAATGGATGCAGAAAAGGACATACAAACAAATATTATTAGAGCTTTTCAAAGAGTGGGATTATTAGGACCAATTGAATATACTTTGAGATATAATCAAGCTTTGGAATATACTCCTAATCCCCTAGTAGCAGGAGCAAGTTTACTAGGACCAGTTGCAGGAGATGTTGTTAATAGTATTGCCTATAATAGAGGGTTTCTAGAAACTGCGGCAAGAAAAGCTCCTTTAGTGGGTACAAAAGGTCTTATTGATAGGTATGCTGGAGATTATTTAGAAGACTTAACAGGTGTGAGAGAACCTTACACACCTTTACGAAAATATTTCCGAGAAGGAGATAAAGCAGCACGTAGATTTTTAATGAGAGAAGAGGGAGAATCTACGAGACCAACGTTTAGAAAATTTAAAAGAAGGAATTTATTTGAAGGAGGCGAAGTTGAAAAGGATGTACCTTCAGTAAAAAATGAGCCCGAAAATAGAATTGACCCTTATACCGGATTACCTTATGCAGCTCAATCAGATATTGTAAAATCTTCTATAGAGAGAGAAAATATTAATGAACAGATGGACAGGCTAGGCTTTGCTGAAGGTAAAGAAGTTGTTGGTGAAGAGGTAATAACTAATGCTATAAATAATATAGTTCAAGATAAAAATGTAAGAAAATTTTTAAAAGAAATAGCTTACGTTGAGTCTAAATTTGGTACAGATAAAAATACTTTTAGAGAACAAACAAAAAGTGTTTTTCAAATAGATGATATAGCTTTTCAAGAACTACAAAGAAGATTAAACCCTGAGTCTGATGTAGGAAAAAGCATTAGAGAATATAATAAGTATTTAAAACTTAATAAAAATATTGATTTAACAAAAGTTTCTTTTAATGATTTAAATAGGCCTGATATTGGTGCGGCTGCATCTAGAGCTATATTATTAAGTTTTCCTGAGCCTATTCCAGAAACAAGAGAAAGTAGAGCAATTTATTGGAAAAATAATTGGAATAAATCAGGGGAAGGAAAACCTGAAAAATATTTAAAAGATTTAGAAAACGTACAATTTTTTGATTAATGCTCTTATATACAGAAGAACAACTAGAACAAGCTTGGTATGTTAATTGTAAGGTAAGAACAAATCTTGGTTTACCTTGGTATACGATAGAAGAATATAGACCTGTCTATGAAGCTGAAATGGAAGAGTTTATGTTAGGAGAGATTGAATAATGGGTTTTCCATTTGAAATAATCACTATGTTAGCCTCTACTATTTTAGGTGGAGTAATGAGTGTTTGGTCTGAAAGTCGAAAAGCTAAAGCTGAAAATGAAAGGCTTTTAATTACTAGAGGTGAGTTTGGTTTAAAAGCTACTAAACAAGCAAGAGACCATGGATTAAAAGATAAAGGCTTTGCTTGGACTAGACGAATCATTGCTTTAAGTTCTGTTTTTGCTATTGTTATTTTTCCTAAATTAGTAGCAGTATTTTATCCTGATGTATTAGTCACTGTTGGCTATACTCAATTTAAACCGGGGTTTTTCTTTTTTACTAAAGATGTCGAAATATTTAAATGGGTAACTTTTGAGGGTTTAGTAATTACTCAGTTAGATACTAATTTAGTCTCAGCCATTATAGGCATGTACTTTGGTGGAAGTTTAGTTAAAGGTAGATAATGAACTCAAGTCAATGGATGGACATATTAGAAACTGTAGGTATTCCTGCAGCTTTTGCAGTTGCTGCTGGTTGGATGGTGTATAAACTAT